ACTGTATTTTGATTGTAAACACTATACGACAGTCTAACAGCACCGTTTTCAATTGTATGTCCATCTGCATTGAAACGAATGTCTACATCCTTTAATTCTTCTAGGCACTCATGCAGGTCTAAAGCCTGTGTCGGTGTCAGCTCCACCTCTTCATCGGGCTCGTAGGTGCTCCAGCCTACAACCAACGAAACATCACTATCACCGCTCTCCTCAATCGCTCTTTTTATTTGTATAGGGTTCAATCTACCCTCGTACCCTAACAGTGTTTTCGTCAGCACTATGCCACGAAAATTCTTAAACATCACATGTAAATTTCTTCTCATACTCTTACTGTGCTACGGGGTCATCCTCGGTTCTTACTCTACCACTAAAGTAGCGGTCAAACAGCTTGCCCAACTTCTGTACGGCTGCAAACAGGCTTCCGTCAGGCTTATTCGTTACGGACTTCATGTTACGTAATATCGCATCCGGGTTTTCTTTTGCGGCGGCTACATACGTCACAGTCTGGTTCTTTACACCCCCTAGCTTTATTACTAGGTACACATCGTCTTCTCTCTTTTGGTCTAATATTACCCGTACCGCTTCTTCTGGTATTGGTAAATGCAAAATACTTTCAGCTTTTTGTTCCATATCGTTAATCGTTATAATATCTTCCTGTCCATTCTTTTAACTCTTGTAACAGCCTGTTTCGGCGCTCCTCTGGTATCTTTACTTCAGCACCGCACCGCTGTTGGCTCAATACCGTTAATGTGCCGTCCCGGTTAACCCGGCAACGCATCTCAACAGCTACGTCACCACGGCTGTCACCATAGTCCATACATGTCACAATATCACTTCGCTTATAAATTTGTAATCCCATCCTTTCTTTTCTTTAAGTAGGTACTAACAGCAGCCTATCAATAAACTACTTCTAGTATCTTATGAGTTTCTATTTCTTCCAAATAGATGGTCGTACAGTCATCAGCCATTATAGCCAACTCGCCATCATCAACAAAGACCTCTTGGGGTTCTTCACCCGGTTCGGTAATGTCCTTTACATACATGCCCGCTTCAATAAGCGTGCCATTACGGTCATAATATTCAGCCATATCTTTTTCTTTTGGTAAAGCGTTCATAAATAAACAAAAGCACAAAGCAATAGCAGAAACAACCCACATTATTTCCGCCATTATTAATCCGAGCGGCTTATCCATAACGCTTCTTAAATTTACGGGTTCGGCTACGGTTCTTCTTCTTTTTCTTGTCTTTGGCTACCTGTCGCAAGTGTAGCTCCTTTGGTGACACATAATTCCAATAGCCACTCAATTCTTTCTGTTTAAGGTCTTCATCGCCCCATCCATCGTTCCACATACTAATATATCATTTTAAAGGTAAATACTGTTAATATAAACGCCACGAACAACACTATTATAACCCACTCACACACCTTGTCCATACGTGGTGACATATTGCGTCTAAACGTGTTCAAGAACCCCGTACCTGCTGCCAATGCCATAAGCATAATCAGCGTCATCAATATGTCAGTCTTTAGTGTTGTCATGGCTTCAAATAAAGCGTTATAACCAATGTAACAGCCAAAACGAATAAAACCCACACCATCCACAGTGAAAGTTTCAAAAAGAGACGCTTAGACAGCCGCTTCGTCGTTTTACCCTCTTTCAAATGTGCATGTCTAGCGCCCTCGTAGGCAAAGTCCAAGAACTGGCTGATGGCTGGATGTTGTGCGCCCGGTAACAATGCAAGCGGGTATTCCTCTAAATATATTCTTTGCCCGTTACACTTCACTTCTCTGCTTATACGGCTGTGTTTCGTAGTAAGTGGCTTACCCTCGGTATTCTTTTTAGGGTTGGTTGTGGTTAATGTTTCCACAACCTCTACCCGGTTAACTGTTACTCTTTCCATTACTTTAGGCGTATAATCTTGTACATCGGGTGACACATAAGCCCATCATAATTTCCGCACGGTATATTCAGCACTCGCAATCCAGGATTGAACTTTATATAGGTTTCAATTGTCGTAATATCTGTTTCACAAAAGACACCCCAATCGGTTTCCCATCCCTCACGCATCTTCTTTTTAACTTCCAAAGGTATCGGGTACTTCATTTGGTTTTCTTTGTAATAATTTTCGTTTTCTACAAATGCCACCAAATAAGTTACACCCTCAATCCGCATTTCTCTATGCGGGTTTTCTTGCATCTTTTTAATCACTGCCGCTAACCGTTTCTTTTGGTTACTGCGTACTAACATTACATACACGGCGTACAACACTATCAGCGTTATAACAGCCAACAAAATCATCTTTAAATCCATTTACTTGCTCTTTTAAAGTTACTTAATTTCTTTCCACATCTGGTACATATCTTGTATGTGCCCATGACCGGGCGGTATTTTCTCCCGTCCCAACTTCCTTTAGGCGGGTTGCCATGCCCGCTGACGCAATGGTTACGCACCTCTACGACATATACTTCATCGTGCCCGAACCATCGGCAAAGCAACCGTTTCCACCATCTAGCCTTTCTTCTTTTGCTCATCGTCCAGTCCGCATTCTCTTATTTGTTTAAAGGTTTTTTCAAACCTTTCTTTACCCATAGCAAACAACTCTCCGTCTTCCATAGTCCACACGTAATCTCCTGCATCTATGGCAATAGTGTGAGGGGTTACACTGGTGGCGAACTCTATGTGTGGCGGCGTGCGGGTCGTAAACTCTTTGTCTATAACAGCACTCGCATCGCCTGTTATAATTTTGTCAACCACTTCGTCAAAATTGTTTTCGTCCAATTGCAGTATATCAAACCACCCTTGAACCTTTGCCATAAAATACTTCTTCATAACTCTTATATTTGTTGTTAATAATTTCACGCATGCTCACTTCCTCTGCCAACTGGTTTAGGCGTTGTTTGGCTGTCTTTAGCAGTTCTTTCACTTTTATAAAAGATATGCCCAGTTCGTCACCAATTTTCATAAATCCCATGTCGTCAATATATCGGCACTGTAACACCCGACGTTCTTGTGTAGGGAGAAGTTTCAGCAGCCCTCTTAAAAATATAACGTTCTGGTCGTAAATCACTCGCTCTTCTCCGGTACGTTCTGTGTCCATAACCTGTATATCAGCCACACTGTCGTTCTCGTAGCTTTCGTCTATGCTCACCATAGTAACACGCTTTACCCGGCGGGTGTAGTCCAAAGCACAATTCGTACCTATCTGAGTTACCCATGTAGACAGACAGAAGTCAGGCTGATAGCGGTGCAACCGGGTAAACACCTTTTCAAAGGTTTCCATAGTAAGGTCTAAGGCTACCTCGCTATCGTTTACAATACGGTATATCTGACGGTTTAATGTGTGGTAAAACTTATTATAAATAACTTCACAAGCCTTGTTATCTCCTCCCAGTGCTTTTTGTACAAGGTGAAAATCCTTTTCCTTTGGTGTCATCATTCCTCGTCCTCCTCTGCTTCGCCTATTTGCTTGTGAAATGTATTATCGCTAACCATGCTCGCCATCTTCAGTATTTCCATTACTTCTTTCATATCTGGCTTCTTTTGGTCACGCTTACGGTCTTCCTCGTCCCACACTTCGGTATAAATTCTGTGCTTTTCTACATAGGCACTCTCAAAGGTCTTGCGCATTTTTGCACGCTCATGCAAGTAATTGGCTCTGTGCCATTCCCAATACTGTGAAAATTGTATGTACTCTGACGGGGTTAACTTACATTCAAACCATTGTTTCTTTGTGCTACTGTTTTTATAACGTACCATATCCTCTTTAAAACGGGTGGACGCCCCAAACATACACGCAAAACATTGTCTAAATAGGAACACCACGCTAGCACGGATTGGAAACTTATACACCTGTTTTACTTCCTCATCCAGTTCTTCAAGCTCTATGCCATACTTTTCGCATAAGGCTTCAAGCACTCTTTGCGCATTAGCGGCTTCACCCTCAACACCTCTTTTTGCAAGCTCTTGCAGCTTGCTGATTTTAAGCAATAACCCCTCGGGGATTTGATTTTCTGTTGCCATAATATAAGTCGTTTTATTGTTAACCTTAAATTGATGCAACAAATGTATTATTTATATTTTAATAAACAAAGAAAAAGCCGGAAAAGTTCCGGCTTATCTTCAAGATTTTTAATTTTATTAGCGTTTAAACAACAATGCCCAGAAATGAATATCCTGCTCATACGGGTTGATACTGACGGGGGTACTCACTTTTATATACCCCATTTCCATCAACTTTTCACCCAATTTATGTGCAGCGTGCAAGCGGGTGTGCTCTAGCATTTTCCCGTATCGCGCATCTTTAACCATTTGTTGCAATGCCATGTTGACATGTTGGTTCAGAAAAATCCTTTCACCTTTGTATGTCTTATATACATACGTTTGGTTTTCATAGTGCATCGGGTCTGCCGGGTAACAGCTCGCCACCGGGTTAAAATCTTTAGGCAAAGAAACTGTTTGTAACACCATCTGTTCTGTTTGAGGTGGCGCAATAAAGCGGTCATCTTTATCAACCCTAGTGTAGGCTTCCTCTATGATAGGTATCAACTTTTCCTTGACCGCCAAATATTGTTCGGCTACATCATGCAACTCTTTTTCAAGTTCCTTTGCTACCACTTTGTTCAGCGGTTGTTCACTCCATAACATCTTAACGGCAAAACATATTCTTTGCCACACATTCATCTTTACTCTTTCCATTTTTTCTTAATCTTTGTTAGGTGCAGCATCAATCAGTTCCAAAACGGTTCTTTTATCGTCTGCATTAAGTTTTACATAATCTACGACTAATACATAACGCTTCGCCTCAAAAGGTCTGTGGCGGGGCACTAACTTCCGTAACATTAGCCAACTGTTGTGCTCCTCTAGCTGTTGAAAGTCTATGTGGGTTGCACCCCATTTATTATCCCCGATAGGTATATAGTCCACAAATGGTTTATACCCCTTTTTAATACAAAGGTCGGTAATTTCCATTACCGACGCTGCTCTTCTTTGTTTCTTTGCCATATTTATCCAATTTTATAGGGCTTACCCCAGTTTATACACATTTTTACTTCCTGGACAAACTACATAAGTAGGTAACTCTGGTTTCAATAAATTACATACCGCATTGTGCACCGCATATTTACTCGTATAAAAGTATATTCCTTTAATTTTCTGCACAAACAGTAAATCGTTAATACTTTCCCCATGCTCGGTGGTGAGTATTTGGCTGTAATTAATGCTTTCAAAATTCACCACGCCTGCCAATGCAGTAGCAATGTCAATAATGTCGTTCGCGATTGTTCTCTTGGTAGTATCCATAATGTATAATTTTGTGGGGCTTGCGCCCCGGTTAATTAATATCCCAAATTTTCTTTGCGCCATACCTTGTACGCCTTGTAATCTTGTGCCCGTTCAATGTTTTTAACAATTGCACCTGTTGAGCCTATAAAAGCCTGTACAGTGTAAATCATAAATTCATCGTTATCGTGCCCTCCGGCGTATATAAAGTAATAATAGCTTTTATTTCCTTTTCCCAAACGCTTGTACTCGTTTAAAAACTGGCAAGCCATACGGCGCACTTCTCTTGCTGCTTCACGTGGCGTTTCTGCTGTAATTTGCCAACTGTCACCGCCTGCCATGCTTACTGTAAATCTTTCTTCTATTGTTGCCATAATTCGTAAATTTTAAGTAGTTGCTATTTGTTTAACTTGACACTACAAAGGTAGTCATTATTTTTGAAATTCAAAGATATTCACGGAAAATTCTTTGACTTTTTAATAAAAATTTTCTTGTTACCTTTGTAAACGTATATACAACAACTTTTAATATTAAAAATCATGATTAAAATTGGATTAAGCAAAGAGGAAATTGACAAAAGTGTCACCCTTTTAAACGGCTTATTAGCCGACCACTTTACGCTCATGCTCAAAACATGGCAATTTCACTGGAATGTAGTAGGCACGTCTTTCGGCAGCTATCACGAAGCTATGCTGAAACTTTACGAAGCGGAAATAGAACGTGTTGACGATGTTGCTGAACGTGTGCGGGCACTGGGTAAACGTCCCCTCGGTAGCATGGAAGCCATGTTGAGCGCTAACCACATGCAAGAATTTCCAATGGATGAAAAAGTGCCTAAAGATTTGGCAATGTGGGCAATCATTCGTGACGACTGGGATTTAATGTGTCGCCGTATTCGTGAAATACACGCTCAAATACCCGAAAACGATTTGGCTACGCTGAATTTCCTTGAGGACATGATAGAAAGCATGGAAAAGGAAGCATGGATGGTTAGGAGCTACAATGTTACGCCGGAGGGTGAATAAACAAATGGGGGAGCAATTGCCCCCCTTTTTTATTACGCCCCCATAGATTTATTGATGGACGCAAATTTATACTGATAGAAATACACAGGGTTTCCGCCATCATCGTTGTTGGCAATATAAAACCGGAAAAATGCTTCACTCGGCATATCGTTAATTGCCATCATGTTCCACTTCCAGCTAAACATCTGGTATCCATCAAGCAATTCTATATACTCGCATGGATTGGTTGTTTTAGCCCCATCTTCATAAACATCCACGTATAACCCCCGGTTACCCTCTAACAAGGCTTGAGATACCCACCATACGAACCCCATAGCAAATTGTCCACTTTCAATGTCTATGTAGGTAAAAATCAAATTTGTTTCGTAACAGGGTTCTGGATATTCCCCATATCCAGCCGGGTAAAATTCAGCTCCTTGGAATTGAATATGTGCAAGGTCGTTGTTTCCTTTTGGGGTATAAGCATCCGGCAAAATACTCATGTAATATGGCATCGCCATCTGATTAACCTGTACTGCACACAACGTTTGCCCATTAGCGTTGAAATTTAAGTAGTCGTGCGCTCTTTCGGCGTAACATTAGGGTCGGCGGTCACACTTACTATTCCGCTACCCCCCCCCGTATCGGGAGTGACTGTAACAAAGTCTTTCTTCATATCTATTAATTATTAAAGTAGGTGAGCACCATGCTCACCTTTCTATTTCTTTTTGCGTGCTGCTCTACGTGCCCGGCGTTTTGCTTTAGCCAATTCAGCAGGGTCTAAATCAAACTGCTCTGCTTCGGCTTCTGTCTTTGCCTTGTGACGTGCCACACTTTCTTTAATCTTGCCTTTTATACGCATACCTTTCTTCTGTTTCTGCGCATTATAGTCTACATCAAATTCGTTCTTTGGCTCTGGCTCGTCAACTGTTTGTGCAGCCACTACCAAACCATTCTCAACCAACTTTTCCATATCCAGTCCATCCGGGGTGTGGGCATTGGCTTTGCTGTCCTCTGTCTGTTTGGCGCTCTTCATGGCTTTTAACCGTTCTAGCGCTCTCTTACGCACCTGTTCGGCTGCTTCATTGGCGGTTGGCTCCTCTTCCTCTATAATTTCCGCTATCGGCGTAAAATCGTTCACAAACTGCTTGCTCGCCTTTTCCATTTTATCCCAATCGTACTGCTTGATAAGGGCACTCGGTAACTGTACCTCGGCTCCGTCCATTACGTTGCTATTAAACCCATTGAATTGAGCATACCAACTATTCGCCAACTGGCTAATCAATACAGCGGGGTTCAACCCTGTCTTAGCAGCAGTCAAACCAATAACCAACGCATTAATAGACATTTGTTTCATCACCGACATTACATTGGTTTCAGCGTGTATAGTGGCATTAATGTCTATTTTACCGTCTACGGTCATCTTCAACTCATTGCCCTTAACTTCTTTGCGTGCCTGTTCAATAATACGCAATATCAGGTTACAATAGTCTACGTTACTACCCCCGGCGGCTCGGTTCTTTATTTCCACCTCTACCAACATCTGGTTCAGTACTTCCAGTCGCCCGGTTTCGGTTGCCACCCTAAAGTCTTTGTTCTGTAATACGTACTCGGCACGGCGGCGGCTTATCAAATCACGGTGGTCTACATAGAACTTCTTTAATTCGTCTTCTGGTATCTTTATACGGTACTCTTTAGCCATTATCTTGCCAACGTCCGCCACTGTATAGAACTTGCCAAATAGCTCCAATATATTCCCCGTGTAGTCCACTATGTTGCGAGGTCTGCGGGACTTAACCCCTATCGCCTTGTTAAGCTCACGCAACAGGCGTTGATATTCCCTGTCGTATCGCAAATATTGCAAGCGTTTTGCGTTCACGCTGCGTATATCTGTAACAGTTCCACCCTTTGCCTTTATAATCGTGCCGGGATTTACTGTTTGTTGGAAGTCTATTTCAAACCGTTGTTCTTTGTCTGTGCCCTCAAAAAGCACTACTTCGTAATAGCGTTTAGGGGACAGGTCACGTTCCTCACGTGCCCACTCACAAGCAATAAACAAGTCCTTAATTTCATCACTCGCTTCTAATATGTAGTCAGGCGCATTGCGCATAATGCGCTCAATGTCGCCCTCTTCTATAATCCTCTTTTCTTCTGCCATATTATTTTGTACAATAACACCCGCAATTCATTAGGGAAGACACGCACTGCCATTCCTGCTCACCGTGCCAACGTTCAAGTATCACCTTTAATCGTGTCGGGCAATTAAACGTATAAAACGTATGTAATAACCCTCGTTCACAGGTTATACCACCGCACAAACAACCATCAGTCGTGCGGAAATTAACACCGTTCTTTTCTTCCACTATCTTAATACCTGTGCACTCTCTTTCAATGGCATTCAACAGGTAGTCTGACGGCATACCATTAGACGGGCGTTTAGTCAGGCGTCTTTTCATTCTGCGGCACTGCCACCGCTTGCGGTTCTTTTTATAAACCATCAATCCTCCGCCCAAAGCTATCACCACGGCGAAAGATACTATATGCAATACATGTGCATCCATTTTTACTTTGTTTAAGCCCGGCACGAAGCCGGGCATATTTTACCAATCATCTTCGTCATATTCACCCCTCTTAAATAGGGTAATGTCATCAATACTCACCCACCACCATTCATACCGGGTTGCGGCTTTAAAGAGGGTGGGGTATTCCGCTCTAAGCGGGCGGCATTCTTTAATTACGACAAGTGTGTTTTCCGGGAATTGGTGACTGCTCGTATTATGTCGTATTCGGCAAATGTCCCCTTTCCGTATGGTTTTCTGGCTCATAATTATTTTCCTTTCTCATCGCTAGGAGCTGCCATTGCACAAGAAGTATTAAGGAATTGAACTGCAACCGAAACGGCGTTTTCAAGTGTGACACGTGCCACTTTGGTCGGGTCAATAATACCCGCATCAAGCATATCTTCAACCTGTTCTTTAATCGGGTTGTACCCCCACATCCACGCTTTATTATCCAACTCCACGGCTACTTTTACATAGTTTGCCCCGGCATTTTCACACAACTGTTGAAACGGGCGCAAAAGTGCCAAACGTACCACCTCAAATCCTGCTCGGTAATCTTGGTCAAGATTTGACCGGGTTGCAAGGTAACGCTCCAAATGGTCTGCTGCTCTAAACTGTACCGTTCCGCCGCCGGGCACATACCCCTCTTCAATGGCTGCACGAGTTGCGGCAATAGCATCATCAACCCTGTCTTTACGCTCTTTCATTTCTACATCGCTGTTCGCCCCCACGTAAATAACAGCCGCACCACCTGTCAGGCGTGCAATACGTTCACGGTACTTTTCAATGTCAAACCCATTCGTAGCGTCCTCTAATTGGTGTTTAATAGCGGCTACCTGTGTGTTCACCTCTTCTGGACTACCTGCGCCGCCTGTCAAGACTGTACGAGTACTATTTACCACAACACGCTCGCACTCGCCTAACCAATCGGTTCCCAATTTGTCAGCCGGGTGTCCTAGCTCTTCGCCCACTACCGTAGCACCAATCTTAACAGCCAAATCTTCAATCAAATCCTTCTGTATCTGCCCGTAACCCGGTGCTTTCACAAAACAGGCTTTCAGTCCGTTCTGCTGTTGTACATTGGTAATGAGAAACTTCAACACATCGTTAGACGCATTAGGGGCTATAATCAACAAACTACGTTGCATGTCATACACCTGTCTTACAATGTTGAAAATAGTTGCGGGGTACTCCAAATTTTCCCCAAATAGCAAAATATAGGGACGGTGCAACACGCACTCAATACGTTCGGGGTCTGTCACAAAGTACGGGTTAACAAGCCCCTTTTCCCATTGGAAGCCAGTTGTTACCTCAACAGTGGTTTCGTTCTTGCTGCTTTCTTCAACAGTAATCACGCCATCGTTACCCACTTTGCCAATCGCTTCAGTAATAATTGCCCCAATTTCTTCATCACCGTTTGCGCTAATCGTTGCAATCTGGTCTACACGGGCAAAATCCTCTTCACCTACTTCGTTGCTCATTCTACGAATAAAGTGCACGGCTTCGTCTTTGGCATCTTCAATACCTCTCTTAAAGGTTTGAGGGTTCTTTACATGTGCCAGCTCTGCCATTCCTGCCTGCATTAATGCACGGGTCAGAATAGTTGCCGTTGTTGTACCGTCCCCGGCTTCATCACAAGTTTTAGCAGCCACGGTCTTCACCAACGTTGCACCCATACGCTTCATCGTGTCGTCCGTATCGTAGGCACGGGCAACAGTTACGCCATCTTTGGTAATGTGCGGTATTCCATACCCTTTGTCAATTATCACGGTATGACCTTTCGGTCCGAGGGTTGAAGCTACGGCATCAGCCAGTTCATTAACTCCTGCAAATAACGCTTCCTGCGCTTGGTTTTTAAATAAGATTTTTACGTCCATAATTCTTTAATCATTTTTATTTTATACGCCCCACCAACATTCATCAGTGGGGCATTTTATCAATCCTGTTTTGAGCGTGGGGTAAACTCACATGCACCTCCGGCGCACGCCGTAGCAATCTCACTGCCTGCTTGTTTTAGGGGTTCTTCCCACACAATCCCGCTATAATCAACAGGTCGTGCTCGGCATATCATTTGCCACTTGTGATACGCATTTACATGCTTCAAGCAATAGGCGGTCATCTGTTGGCTTCCACCCATATACTTATCGGCAAAGCTACGGAAGCGGCGCACCCAATCCAAACGTTTCACCACTTTACGGCGTAGGTAATCAATTACACAATTCACGTCGCTAAAGCATACCCCATCAATGTCAACTAGAAATTTGCCGTCCTTGATGTTGTTGGTAATGTACCCGGCAATATCTGCGTCAGTCAGCTTCAACAGGTTCGGGGCTAGTCCCATAGCTGCGTTACATGCTTCCCAAACGTCTGTAAACACATCAGCCGCATCCACTATCAAACCACTGGACAGAATAGCCCCTGCTCCATAGCGTTCAGCCAGTTCCACCTCATCCAGTACTTCTGTGTATGGTGCTTGAGGGTAATCCAAATCACCCATTGATGACAGCAAGCTGATACCACTAAATTCTGCCCGGTGTTCCCACAAAAAGTCTTGCACTTCCTGCCACTCGTCTGGACGTACCGTACAAGTGTTAGAAACGTTCATACGCAATGTTGGATTTTCTTTGGTGCTAGGATGGTCAAAGTTCGTGCCGTACTCTATCCAGTTCTTTTTGGTCAATAGCACCAAACGCAAAAAGTCAACGGCTTTCAGGTCTTTGCGTAAAATTGCGCCCTCTGGCAATGTTACCGGAAACGCCAATACTTTTTCACGTGTCGGGTTCCATGCGCTTGGTTCTACGCAATCGGGGTTTATCTTTTCCCATAGCTGAACGGCTTGCTCGGTGTCGGCTGCCTGAATGTGCCGTATGTAGTGGCGAGCGTGCCCCGGTGTAATACCTGATAATGTGCCGAGTAGCTGTGAACTGTTGCCGGATGGCTTAACTACTGTACAACGTGCCGCCGGGTTAATACCGAGCATCTTAGCCACCTTAATATTCGTTTCTTTGACAATGGTTGCCCCTTTACGTTGTATTTCATCATTAAATAGGATATCGGGGTTTTCACATAGCCCGGTAATACCTACCCCAATTAATGCGTCCCGTTCTGCAATTTTTTGCGACCACTTTTGCAAGACACGGAAATTAGTGTACCCGGCTTGCAATGTGCATATAAATGCAGCACTTTCACAGGCATCATAAAACTCCTGCTCGGTTTTTACTTTACCCCCATTTATTTCTGCAAGATTACAGAAGCCCCACCCGGTTCTCCATGCACCATTCTCATCTTGCACACGTGGATACATACCTACTTCGCCGCACGGGTTATAGACAAACCATGGACTATCTACAAAAATGAAGCCCGGCTCGCCAAAACTACGGGTATATTCATAAATCTTGTCAAAGGTTTCTCGTGGGGTGTCAGGCATAATTGCCGCCGAATTATTACTACGGCACAATTCAGGCATCGTGTTAAACCAATCGCCAGTCTTGCAACTTGCCATCTCGTAATCGTCAGCGTCAAAAATACAAATCATCGCACTGCGACGAACCCCACCTGTTACCACGCAATTAGCGAACATACATGCAATATAATGCAGTTCAAACGGTCTCAATTTGCGCTTCTGTATCTTTGCAATGTACGCACGTACCTTTTCAATGGCTTCTGCCAATGGCTCATGTCCTGGAGCTTTAAATCCCCCACGGATATACGCACCTTTCGGGCGGATTTGGCTATAATCAAATTTCGGTTCTCCTTTGCCGTAATAATAGGCTTCCATCAGGTGTCCTGCTGCTGCTGCCCAACCCTCAATCGTGTCAGGCACGACAAACACGTCCGCTTGAACTTTAGGATTAAAACCTTTCGGCACTGGTAAACGGTCGGTGTGAATACGTTGCACACTGTACCCAGTGCCCGCACCGCATAAGAGCAGATACATCATTTCTTCAAACACCTCAACTCTGTCCATATAGGTGCTACTGCAATTATAGAAACGAGCGTGCTTTTCAAGCATTAACTCGCCCCCATACTGGAGCGCTCGTTGTGCCCCTAGCACTCTTTGGGACAAATACATGTCACGTGCCTTAACCACTAACTTATCAAATTCCTCTTTGTCTTCTGGCGCAATGCGGTCAGCATAACGAGTTAGGTGCATCCCCATAACCCGGTCAACCGCTCCTTTCCAGTTTTCCTTAACCCCATCGTGGGACTGACTGTACTTGCTTAAAAACACGTACTCCCCTACGATGCTTCTACTGTCTTTGCTAATCATTGTTAATTACGATTTTACTGGTTTTCTTTTTACGGACTTGTTTTGGTTGTTCTTCAGCCTGTACGGGTTGTTCCTCTGGCATGGCAGAAATTACACAACAGGGTATTTGCGAACCGAGCGTTAATGCAAGCGCATCACTTCCCACCCATCGGTCTTTTGCACGGGCTTCTTCAACAATAGCAGCAAATATACTACTTTCTATTTGCAAATACAAGGGTTGAGGTAAATATTTTGCTTTTTTGTCATTTTCGTTAGCCTTTTGTTCAGCCAGTTGCATTCGTACCCTCTCCGCTTCAAAGTGAGTTTGTAGAATTTCCTTTGTTGGCGCAATTCCTTGCAAGGATTTAATTTTCTTTACACTCAAAAACACAACCCTCGTACCGTTTTCAGTGGCATGTGGAACCATTAGATACAAATCGGCGGGCGTCTGTTTCGGCGCTTCTAATTTCTTTTCTTCCATGTCAATAATATTTTAATTCAACAATATATTAAATTCTTTCTAGCTCTTGTAATGGCTACAAACTTCAAGCATTCCTCAGCATACAGGGCGAGTTCGGTGGTGGCGTACTTGCTTGGTAACAAGTCCGGTTCCAGGAAATACACATTGTCAGCTTCTAACCCCTTAGATTTATGTATCGTGCTTAACGTTATTCCTTTACCCTGCGTTTCAACAAATATATCGTAAATGTGGTTACGCACTTCTTCCAAGTCACCAAAGTACTCCCATAGGCTAATTAGTACATGCACCTTTTCTTCTAGCTCCAAATATGGCTCGCACTTCGTAGGGTTATGCACCCCTTTGGCTTTCAACTTCTCCTGCATCTTTAACAGCTTGTCTTCCAGCCCATATATGCTTTTAATTCCATCAATTAGGTACACCAACTTATCACCAAACTCTTTCCCCATAATAGAACACCGCTTTCCCTGCTTTAACAGGTTTATAAACGTATCCACAAGAGGAGCATTATTGCGGCACAATATAAAGTCACCGTCTACGGCATTACGGTAATCACCCCAACGCACATCGCCCAGTATTGCCCCCGGTGCTGCTTCAATACCCTCTGGAAACACTGTTTGGGCTTCCTGCACAATACGTTGAGCGCACCTGTACGTCATAGACAATGGCAAAGACACCGTGTTAGGTGCTTCTTTAATGGCATGTAAGCTGTCCAAATTGCTTCCCATAAAACTATATATGCTCTGCTTTTCATCGCCCACTGCTACCAATCTACCCCGTGGAGTACGGCACATCTTTACGAGCTCAAACTGTAACGGGCTAATGTCTTGGCACTCATCAAGCATAACGATATTGTATTGCTTAAAGTCCTTTTGGTGTATGTAGTTGGCGGCATAATACAACATATCTGTGAAGTCTATGCGGAGCTTACCCCCTGCATTGCCCTCAAAGTAATTATCGGACGCCTGTTTAGCCACCCTATAAAGCTCTAGGGCTCTCTGTATGCTTTCTTCATCGCTGCTCTCACCGTACCTGTCGGCTAGGGCTTCAACTGCTTCAAAATCGTCTTTAATTAAGTTGAACCGCATAAGGTCAAACAGTCGGCACGCCTGCACACATATCCCATTCACACGACGGCTGTTTATACCCTTAAAATTCAACTTCTCTCGTGCCATTGTAAAATATTTGCTTTCGCTAATTGCAAACTGCAAATTAAACGCCCTGTTAAGGGCTGACAGCGCACATGAGTGCAAGGTGCTTGACTTAACCGAACGGGGCAAACGTGCCCCCAGTTCTTGCGCTATTGACTTGTTAAACGCCAAAAAGATTGAACTTTTTATTGGTGGGGTACGTTCTGCCAGTTTGCACAACGTAAACGTCTTTCCGCTGCCTGCTGTTGCACTCACAAATATATTCTTATTTGTAGTGTCGTAAACATCCACTATCGCTCTTTTATATTTATCCAGTTCTGCCATAGTATTACTCAATAGGGATTGTAAACGAAATATCTAATAAGCCACTGTAATAGTCATCAAAAATCGGTTTGCCATTTATCCTGTCAATAAATTCTGTTTCGTTGGCAAAATAGCAATCTCCCAACAGTTCAATTTCATCGTGCCCGGCTAACTCACCCAGTTTATCAGTCTTGTCAATAAATATCAGGCTGCTCGGTACGTGCCAATACCAACTATATCCTTCCAGTGCCCGGTCTTGCTCGTAGCTTGTTTGCTTCCGGTAGTCTGCCAGTGCATCGGCTACATTATTGCCAAACACATCAGGGTCGGTTAAATCCTTTTGATGTCCTGGAATGTGCCTAACATATAAGCGCATTCCACGGCGTTTGTCCACCTCGGTGGTAAACTGTTTCCACAAATCAGCATTTGCCACACCTTTCCAGCCATCAGCACGCCATTGCCTAACCGCCCCATTCATTATCGCATCTACTATAAACTTGCTGTCGCAAAATATCAGCACATCAGTAGGCATATTAGGGAGTATCATTTGCACGGCTGCAATTAAAGCGTGCATTTCCATCCGGGGTGTGGTGGTGTTCCAAAAACCCCGACTGTATGTGGTATATCCGTCTTCGGCTGTTAAGTACACACCCATACCACCCCGGCGGTCGCCTTTTGTGGTGCAACTACCATCCGTGTATATTTTAATCGGTATTCGTTTCATTAATTTCACGTATTTTCAACCCGTTAATCTTTTGCCATCCCATTGCCAGTAATTTACTTTCAACGTTCGCTTTTTCGGCTGCTGTTACGTTCACTTTCTGTTTAGTGAGTTGCCCACGCTTTTCTTGCGTGCCCCAAAATTTAGCTTCAAATTTTGCCATTACGATTTAGTAAAAATTTTCTAGTTAATAATTCTTCCTCGTTACCACCTTTGTTCACCAACCCGGTAATCATCCCTTTGTCTTTTACCATGCTCTGAATTTCTTGGTCAATGGTGTCAGGTGCTAATAGGAATGTTATGTTTATACTACTCTTTTGCCCCATCCGCTCCAGTCGTGCATTAGTCTGGTCTAACTCGGTGCTTTTCATTGGTAGCTCTATATATACGAGGTTGCTGCAATTCTCCTGTAATCCGTCGGTTCCTGTCCCTGCTGATTGGATATTAGCAAACAACAAACGATGTTGTTTGTTGCTAAACTCATTCACAATCTTTTGTTTCTTTTCAGCAGTTACACCGCCCTGTATAAGTGGGGCGTCAAATTGCTCTGCCAGTTGTTGCAAAGGTTCACGGTGCACGCCAAAGACAACCAACTGCTCGTCTTCATTGGCTTCCAACCACTCTTTTAAGTAGGTAATAATAAACGGCATCTTCCCGGCTATCGTTAACTGCTTCAATGTATTCAGCATAACCAAATGCGGGGCATTGATGGCACTGTTCACCTTAGTAATGTCAACCTTTTCTAGATAGGTCAATAAGTCGTTTTCAGCTCGGTTGTACTCCCGTCGGTTAGTTATAGGGGCATCAATAGTTTGCTCCACTAGCGGCGGCAATTCGTCCAATACATCTCTTTTGTTACGCCGTATGTAACCACCCATTCTCAACAGCTCATGCAACTCCTCCAAATTGCTGAACCCCTTACAGTCCATACCATACACAGTCATCTTCGCATTGCAATAACGGTACTTAAATTCTTTCGTGCAACCAAATATATCATCAAACCTGCGTATTATCTTAAAGGGTTGTATCAAGTCAGCGGGCTTGTTTTGTGTCAACGTACCAGTTAACCCCCAAACGAATTGAATTTTAGCGGTAATCTTTTTCGCCATCTTGGTGCGGAGCGCCTTTTCGTTCTTTAAAAAGTGTATCTCATCTAGAGCACACGCCTGCCACCGTTTACGCATAAGTTCACCGAACTTGGCTGTTGGCTTGTCCAAACCTTTAGCCGCCAGTATATCATAATTTATTATCACAACATCGTTGTCCCATGTGGTACTGTCATACTTGTCTTTTCTATCTATAACCCCCACCCGGCGGTCAGGGTTCCACTTTGCCCATTCCTTCTTCCAGTTGTATTTCACACTAGCCGGGGTAATTATAAGAGCCGGAAACGTACCCATAAGCTCCATCGTCACAATAGTTTGCCCAGTCTTACCCAGTCCGCAATCATCACCGTTAATGCAGTTGCCGTGATTTATCATGTAAGCCACACCCTCACACTGATAGGAACGGGGTGTCCTCTTTAAGCCGAGCTCTTTACATGCAGCAGCCACATCCTCCCCAGTTATTAACACGGGCGGTTCTTGGTACGATAAGACCCTCTTAGAGGGGTAATAGTACATCCCTTCCGTAAAACCGTTACAGCGTAGCCACTCGGTTAAAGGGGCGACTGTTGGTAATGCGAAAGGAATGTACCATTCTTTGTTCTCCGGGTTATACCCTGCACCTTTGAATTTCTTAACCTCTTTTACAAGGCGCTCATTAAAGGAGAAACCAATGTACCAATATTCGTTGTCTTTATAATAGTAATTCACGCATAAATTCTTCTCGTTGCACTACACGTAATCCTCTTTCTTTTGCTGTTTTCATCTTGCTGCTGTTGCTGTTCATGTCTGCAACAACCAACACATTACATTCTTTGGTAACACCACTTACAACGGTATGTCCTTTGGCTTTCAGGGTGGCTTCCATTTCCTTATCCCTAAAACCTGTCATGCAAACCACCATTTTCTCAACCCCGGCTTCTACTTCTACCTTTGGCGTCATTACATACGAAAAATTAACCTCCGGAGTAACTTCCATTCGTTGTAACTTTATTAGTCCTTTTACAAACGTATTGGCAATAATGTTGCCGACCCCATTTATCTTTTCTAATTGGGATGCAATATATACCGCTAAACAGGGATTTATAGGGTCAATTGTGGTTAGTTTAGAACGCAAAACTTGTTCAGATATTAATGCGGGATGGGCATTATCCAAAATCTTTTGGCATGTAGCTTCGGCAATCTTACCGTCAAAAATATTCAATGCAGCCAAATAACGAGCAAACGGTACACCATTCTCGCAAACGGTATGTATTGCATCGTACACCGTTACCCCTTTAACAGTACCTAATACCATCTGTAATTCGCTCTTAGACATGTCCAATATAACATCAGCACCTATCCACCCAGTTTTATGAAGCAAACGTATAGTCGGCTCCTCAAAGCCCTCACACCCCAGTGTCCTGAAAAAGTAAACCGTTTCACTAATTACTCGCTCCGGGCACTTCTTATTTTCACATACAAGGTCAACAAGGCTTTCGTTCCACTTTAGTGGCTCGCCGCATGACGGGCACACCACCAAATCATCCATCATCTTTTCCAACGTGTGGGTGTTATATTCCAGCGTTTTGAGATGTTTCGGTATCACATCACCGCTACGGGTTATTTCAATAGTCGCACCCTCACAAATGTGGTTATCTACTATGTAGGCGGCATTATAAGCGGTTGCTCGGCTAACAGTAGCTCCACCAATTTCCACGGGTTCAATTAATATCACCGGGTTCAACGTGCCTGTTTTCCCAATACCAAATTCCATTCCTGTCACTTTAGTTTGGTAGGTATCACACCATTCCTCACGCTTAAACGCAATCGCATAAGCCGGGTTTCCATTAGGCAAACGTCCCAACTTTTCACGCACGGCATATTCGTTCACCTCCAGCACAACACCGTCTATCTTGTACTCCTTGTCAAACTCCTCATGCAGCTCTATGTCCAGCCACTCGTTCAGTTCGGCATCATCCAGTTCCAAAAGCTCCTCTACAAAATATTCACGGCTAATTGTTACGTTCTTGTACCGTTGGCGTAATACTTGCAGTTGGTCTGCTTTATCTATCGGTTCATCGCAACCGTAACGCACAAAATCCACAAAGGGCAAAATGTTATTTTTGTAACCATCAGGCGAGTTAAACATTCCGGCAACCATGTTGCGAGCGTTCTTATATGGAATACCATGATTTTCTTTTAGGTGGGCAAAATCCAGCTTCTTGCAAATGGCTTCGCCCCATGTATGTATATTGCAAAAGTATTTTCCACTTTTACCATTGTTCATCGCTGCAAAATGCTTGTCACTTCGTTGCCCCTGTACACCGTCCCCACGTGTCCACGCCTGTGTCGGTAGCGGTAAATCATGTGTTACCAAACTTATTCCATCGTATTTGGGCATGGCTACAATTTCTTTAGCCCCGGCATCGCACATCTTTTGCAACCACTTGCGCAATTTCTTAACTTCCTTAATTTTTTCCAAACTAAACATAGGAACAGGCAAATCTTCCATGCGGTCATCTGCCTGTTCTACTATTCCTTTGTTAAAAAACTCATCGTTTGGATTAATGCTACGTAGTTCTTCTACAAGAGCATCATACTCTACATCTGATACTTCTGGCTGTCCAGCCCGGTATGCTTCATTTAAAGCAATTAGGTGCTGTCTAATTTCAGCACCTTTGTTTTTCTTTGCCATAACTAAATCAATTTTTATTTTCGTATTTTGGTAATTGGGCTATTATTCCAATAATTTCCCATTTTTCCGCTGCCTTTAATTTGCGGTAGGTTGCTAAACGTGTTGAACACCCTGCACCTGCCGGGCAATCTTTATATTGATGAAATTTATACAGTCCTAAATAACTGTGCCCGTCTTCGTATTCTTCAAAATATAAAAACCCTGCATTCCAAGAATTTTCAATATTAATTGGAATCATAGTTAAATGCTTGTAACCCTTTCTAATTAACATTTGGTTAACCTCGCTAACTGTTAATACTCTTCTTTTCATAATTTCCTTTGTTTTAATGACACTACAAAGGTAATCATAATTTTGAATAATGCAAGGATTTAAGCCGAAAATTCTTAGATTAATCTACAGGTTCACCGTCATTCAACCAATGTAAGAAAGCCCTACTTCTTGCCAAATCCTCTGCATCAGCATCATTAGGTACATCTACACTTACCGGAAGTCCTTTGGCGACCCGTTCTTGCCATATCCTTTTCGCATTACGTTCATATTCACTTTTTCCAAAATCGTAAGATTTTTCAATGTTGTTGTCTTTCTTTGCCATAGTGTAATTTCTTTTATTTTTAAATTGTTCAAACAACTTCAAATTCTTAATCGGATTTTTAGCATCCGTACTATCATAGATTAGTACTGGCGAACTACCTGCATTATCATACAGTTTTAAGCTATCCGCCAAACCTGTTTCAATTAACTTTAGAAAAGTATTAGTAGAACCGACATGTGCCTGAACTATTATATTAGGGTCTATTCGCCTACCTGTACGTGCCCCTCTAACTTCTGCTCTGCGTAGGGCTTCCTCCACTGGAATAGTAACACCAATTACGTCCGCCCGATAGCCACGTTCTTTGGCTTGCAATATATCCCTTTCTGCGTTCCGGTATGTTTTCATCGTGCCGTCCTTTAGAAAATCATTATCCACCCGCAAAATAGCATCCACAATATCATTCGCCAAATCGCTACTCTCTTCATGTAATCGTCCAGCAGCACTTCCCTCGTCCTGTTTATTGTACGCTTCAAAGTCCTCTTTAAACACCTGTGTCTTTATATCGTCACTGTCCACCCGCACAATCTTTTCAATTAGAGGGTCTTGCTTTTCCAGCAACTTCAACACCGTGCTTTTGCCCGCACCACTGCCGCCCAGTGTAAAGACTGCTACTGGCTGCTTCCCCTGTCGGCTACTGCGTGCCACATAATCAGCTACCGTTTTCTTGTGCAACTGTTTACGCTTTGGGTCGCCCGCATACTCGGTCTTAGACGTCGTGTTGTAATCCCATCCGTGCTGCTTATACTTTTGCTCACGGGTTTCCATTGGTGTCGTACGAAGCGTTGGCTCGGTGTAAATGTACCGCCAACCACCGTGACCATCAGGCACTTTTCTAAGATACTTGTGCCCTCTTGACTTTAAGAATATTTCCGTTAAATTTTCTATGTCTTAATAATTAACTGCACAAATGTACAAACTTAAAATGACAAACCCAAGAAAAGCTCCAAAAACTTCCGTTTATCAGCTAGCCGAATAAACCATATATCTACTCGGTTATTCGTCGGGTCACCTACATTTGGCTCTTCTTGTATAGGAGGCGATATGTTGGTACGGCGTTTTCCATTTTCATCTAAGAAGTAGGACTGCTTGTGCACGGTGTCTGTGTAGGGGTTATAAAACCTGACGCCACCTTTAGGAGCGTTCCACTTGCTACGCTTTGTCTTTGTTTTGCATGAATATCTAATTACAAATCTTAGCCCGGCATTACACAACATTCCTTTTAACGCACCGAGGGTAACCTCGCGCTCCCCAATAGGAAACGTCCAGTTACCCCCGTCATTAATACTGCGTAGCTCCTTGGTGCAATAGTTACTATTCACCCGCCGAGCTTCCTGTAATTTAGTATCTCCTGTTTTGTTGTTCCCCACGGTTCAAGTCAACATGTGTAAGCCACAAATATTCATCCGTACCAAACTTAAAATCTTCCTTATGGATAGACTGCGTTTTTTCCATCAACGTCTGATGTGTCATACCTTGTGCAAAGTTAATACCAGAGTTGATTACCAACTTCGTAATATCCTGTGCATCCTTAACTTCGTTAAAGCGGCACTCACGTGTCTTTAGGGACACTTGGTTGCACATGTATGCACGCCATTCACCCATCACCTGCAATACCAACACGTTACATTCACAGTTCATGGCAAGCCCTTTGCAGCCGTCCAAGAACATTCTAATTTCATCACTAATTATCATAACCTATCATCTTTTTAATTGCACCTCTTTTTCTAATTTCAACCTCGTCATTACCACCTTTCGTCATTCCCTTTTGGTAGCGTTTCTTAATCACCTCTTTCTTTTGTTCATCTGGCAAACCTTTGAAAGTACCTACACTAAAGTCAGGGATAACGCTAGGCTCTTCGGCAAACACCATTAACTCACCACATTCCGGGCATTTAGGGGCTGTCGTAATAAACTCTGGAACCATGCGTTTAGCCGCTTTATCATACCGCATACGATAAGGGGCTGTCGTTTTTTGATGTTCGCACCCGTTGGGACATATAACAACATATTTCATAAAAATTTTCTCCTTCCGTATTCTGCTATTAATAAACTATCTGTCAAGTTATCGTCTGGTTTCTTGCATTGTGGTGTACGGCGTAAATCCAGGTCAGGAAACAGGCGTTGGGCTGCAAGTACCGACATCACCTTTTTATCTGGGTGAGCCTTAACGCCCTCATACATCTCTTTTTGCCACTTTTTAGGTGCTACCGGATGCAATGGTAACCCCGCCATAATAAACGCCATACGAAGAGCGTAAACGACTGCCCCAAAGTTAAACGTACCTTGAGCCGATGCGCCGTGAATAGCATGCACATCTTCTATCGTTACAATCGTGTAGCGCATGTCGCACGTTTCCAATATTTCCAACACCAACTTCGCCAAACCTTGTTCATCAAATCTATCCCCCACCTTTGGCACGGGGTAGAACTTAATGTCCTCACGCCGCATTACGGTAATAAACCCCTCTTTGCCGGGGTCTATACCAATGCTCGTCCAGTCAATTTCCTTATTCAATGTAACTTTCACCATTTTCTTTCACTACTGTCAGCGTAGTAACTCCGGCACGTATATTCATCACGTGACTTATTACATACACCGGGTATCCAACTTCGTTCAGGCTTTCTAATAATAACGCCAACCCCAGCGGGTCAGTCCCTTCTAACACTTCATCAATCATTAGGAAATGCAAGCCGCCCCACGGGTTAGTTCCATTTATCATTTCTTGGAAAGCCTGTATCAACGCCACCTCTATACGGCTACGCTCACCACCGCTAAACGACCAAAAGGGCTTATATTCCCCCTCGCCATTTATAACAGTAACGTTTATTTCTTCCTTTACTTTACCGTTGGCGTTACGCTTAAAACCGTCAATCGCCAGACGCAACTCACTCCGTTGTTTTTGAAGTGCCAAATTAGCAAAGTTTTGGATAATACGCAACTGCTCGCAAGCTAGGGACATCTTAAATTCCTTCATCCGTAACCCCCACTGCACATTCTCCGCAATCTGGGCTTCTAAGTCCTCTCGCTCCTTGGTTGCTTTAGCCAGTTTCTTTTCTGCTACTGTTATAAGCCCCTGCAACTCTTCCTCACGGGTTTCTAACTGCGTCTGTTCAAGCTGTTCTATTTCCACCAATAATGCTTCACTTTCAGTGTTGCATTGCTCCATAATAACATCCAACTCCCTGATTTCCTTTTCAGTACTTTCCTTTAAACGGGTGCTATCGGCTACCTGATACTTAATGGTTGTTATATCGCTTTGGAGCTTGCGAACTGCCTTAATATTCTCCTGCTCCTCTTTACGTACTTCAACATATTCATCATCGTATGTTTGTAGCTGCGTCAACAGTTTGTTAAGTCCGGCTAATACTTCATCCGCCTGTTTGGTTTCTTTTTCCTTTTTAGCCGTCTTATCCTGCACCTGCTTTTCAAGTGTCGCCAATGGAACATCAGGGCTAGTAATGGCAAATTTGTGATGACATTTAGGGCACTCCACAGCACCCTCTAATGTCTTGTTCAATTTGGCTATTTCCGCCCCCAGTGTTGCCGCCCGTTCTTTAGCTTTATTGGCATCTTCCTTTTTAACATGCACCTCGGCTTCCGTAATGGAACGTCTAGTGTCAATTGATGTGTAGCGGTCAACAAAACTCAAAGCATTCAATTTTTCCAACTGTTGGTTAAACTTTGTGAGCTTCTTATTGTTTTCGGCTATACGGTCATTCGCCAGTGTTATGGTCATCTCAGCATTCTTCTTTTTCAGTTCTGCTGCATCGTACCGGGTTATAATGTTGTCCATACGGGCGTTTAGCATGTCTAAACGGTCGGTTTTCTCTTGCTCAAGGTTACGCTCCTGCTCTTGGATTAATTGTTCCTTATAGACGCCCAATTCACCCTCTATCTTAAACACTTTGGCGGCTGCTTCTTGTGCCTTTACTTGTAACGGCGCATTTCGGGTTTTTATAACTGCATCAGCTGTGTCCAACTGTTCCGCCTTAATAAAACGGCTTATCAGGGCTAACTTGTCCGTATTGCTGCTTGACACAAAGGATTTAAAATTCTCCTTGTTAATCAAGTAGTAGTTCTTTAGGTCGGCTGCTGATATACCAATCCAGTTCAAAATAAAATCGTTTCCGTCGCTAACCGTTGCAAATTTCACACTATCGGTTTCCTCATTAATAGCAAGCTCCAACAATTGTGAACCCTTTTGGCGAAGAGTACGGTGAATGTTAAGCGTCTGTTTACGTATCGGGCAATAAATATCAAGCCAAATATGTGCTTCCTCTTCACCCCAACGTATAAGGTCTTTATCCAGTGTTTGCTTTCGCAAGGACGTTGCCAGTATAGCAAAGGAAATGCCCGCTTCAAGCGTGCTCTTTCCTGCCCCATTGGTTTCTTTACTTTCTATTTCTGTCAAGTTCTTACCCCGTATCAGCACGGGTTCTGTCACAAAGGTATGTTTCAGTTCCTTAAACGTTAGAAAGTTCTGCAATCGCAAAAGTTTTAATTCCATAGTCTAAATAGTTTGCAAAATTTCTTCTTCAATGCTTGCCATCAGGTCATCATCACTTGCAACAACCTCACGTGTCTTTTCCGCCCCTTGAGCTAATGTTTTGCCCCGGTACTTAAAGAACGAACCTGCCTTTTCAATTACACCTTTGTCAACGCCTAGTGTCACCAATTCAGCAGCCCGGTCAATACCCTCGCCAAAACGTATTTGAAACTCTGCTTTTCGCAACGGTGGTGCAACCTTGTTCTTCGTTACCTTTACACGTACCCCATTAGCTGTTTCAGCCCCTTTGTCACCCTCTGTACCATTGCGGGCAATATCCAAACGCTGTGAGCTATAAAAGCCTAATGCCTTTCCGCCCGGTGTTGTGCGTGGGTCGCCAAACATTACACCAATTTTGTCCCGGTACTGATTAATGAAAATCACAACAATGTTGTTTCGCTTAATATCACCAATAAAGCCCGGCCACCATGTAGACATCAAACGTGCAACGGAACCCATCT